CGAGGTTTTACCTCCCGAGGAAATACACCGATGGACTAACCACGTTTGATAACGTAATTATCCGCCCTGGTACCTTCCGGTCTAGTCATAGGGTTCTAATAGCACCCGTATCCAGAAAGGCTCACACCCTGACTCTGTATAGTACAGGTCCAAGGGGTATCACGGTCGAACCCTAACATTAAAGTGACAAATAAATTTTTATTTAATCAAAATAAAATTAGGGTACTGCTATTAAGGAAGTTAATCCCTATAGTGTTAACCGTTTTCCTAGTCCCAACATCGATTTCCGTTAATTTAACGAAAATAGCGACATCGAAACTTCTTGATATAATGAATTCTCGTGGGGATAAGGAGGCAATTGCATTCATGAAATTATCACGTTTGCACTTTACTCGTTATCTCACTGGGAACCCATTATTGGAGAAGAGCACTGTAGGAATAAATAACTATGGTATGCCGAAATGGTTATGACTTGCGATAAAGCCTGAGGATTTAATAAACCCTCACGCTTTACGCGGTATCATGACTATTTTAACAATCACCAGAGTTATGAAACTTCCAGTTGTTCTTAATAAGGCAACTATTGAAGATCCATGAGTTGGACGCGTCGCAATTACTGACGACGAGTTTAACTTTGGACTCAATTCGTTGAACCTTGCTCCCTCCGAACCTGAATTTGTCGAATTTCACAGTTCATCGAAGTCAGGGCCTAATGGCCGTGCCTTAGTTCATTCACTCATTGATTTTACCTTGATCCCAACGCCATTGTTTAAAGATTTCTTTAAACTGGCGGGGTCTGAGCTAGAATCTCGGGTGATTGGACTAAGAAGGTCATCAGTAACCCTAAAACACGATGATGGTAGAAGGACATATGTCTCTATACCTAAATTGTGAAATGACACTTTCGGTTTGAAGTCAAAAGGAAAGATACGAAAGCTATCAATGATTCAAGATAAGGAAGGAAAGACAAGGGTAATTGGTATCCTTGATTATTGGACACAAACTGCTCTATTACCTCTACACAGATTACTTAATAATCTGTTAAAAGGGATAGTTACAGATTGTACCTTTAACCAGGATCACTTTACCACTTGCCTTCCGTCCGTTGGGCCCTACTTTAGTTTTGATCTTACCGCTGCTACAGACCGTATGCCAATTTCTTTACAGAAAGAGGTACTTGGTTGTATCATAGGTGTAGACAAAGCTGAAGCTTGGGCTCGTATCTTAACCGCTGTTAGCTTTTGAGCTTCTGAGGCTAATCCGACTATATTTTACAAAGCCGGACAGCCTATGGGTGCCTATAGTTCTTGACCAGCTATGGCTTTGACTCATCACTTCATAGTTCAAGCTAGTGCCTACCGTGCTAACCCTCTTAGGGTAACACAGTTTAGGGACTATGCTTTACTTGGAGATGATATCGTCATAGCCAATAGCGACGTAGCTTTGAAGTATAAAGAGATTCTTAAGGAGCTTGATATGCCCATTTCTGACGCCAAAACTCATGTGTCCTTAGACACTTATGAGTTTGCGAAGAGATGGATATACAAGGGTTCCGAAATTACTCCCTTTAGCCTTCATGGTCTCTTAGAAACCTGGAAGAGTTATTCACTCTTCGAGAATTTCTATGAGACTCAGCTTCGTCACGGATGGGTAACTGAGGCTTCGGGACCCGCTGTGTTAACCATAGTTATGGAGTTCTTTGGTAAAAGAGGGCAAGCCCTCCGTACTGCTAAACTCTATAACATATTTCATCTACTACAGATGTTTCTTAAGAAAGAAACAACTATAGAAGATAAGGTATCTTGCGTCGATGAAATATCGCGCTTGACAGCTTATCCCGTTCCAGAAGGTTTAGATAAAATCGCCTTTTTAGACGATCTTATTCACGCCTTTCTGTTACAGAAGATGAAAATGGAGAAGGATACGATTGTTAAGAATCACCAAGCCTTTGTTACAAAGTACTTGACGACTCTTCGCGAATCGAATCCTGGGCTATCGACACAGACGATCTTGATTCCCCTTAGGAATTTACATCCTTTCGTTAATGTCTGCACTTTCTCTTTAGAGAAGGTTGCTAACACTTATGAAAGATTGATTAAAGGTGACTCCGAAGACCTCCGAGAGATTGTTTTCTCACGAGAGCTTTCCGGAGCAGCTTTATCAATTGATGTATTTTCTATTAGGAAATCCAAGGCTATTATCTTAGCTAAATCGATGATCACCAAGAACATAATGAACTCTTGGAGACGGCATCTAGATGAGAATCTAGGTACTGTTCCAATTATCCCTATTGAGCCTCTTTTATTTAAAGAGCTCGATAAGGAAGTTCCTATGCCTGGTGAAAAGATTGTCGACTAGGACAACGACCTCCCCTACAAAAGGTATTCATTTAAACGGGTAATAAAACCCTCTTAAATTTATATTGAAGTGAAAACTTCGGGCTTTGTAGGGTGTATCCCCTCCGAGTGATTTGC